TATTTCTGTCGTAGTGTTTTTTACACTGGGTTACAGCGTAGCAATACTCTAAGGACAATACTATGGCAGAAGAAATCTTAAGCCCAGATCCCCTGATGATTGAGGAGTCTCTGGAAGAGTGGGTAATGACCAAGTGTGAAAACTGGCGTGATTACTACGAGTCTAACTACGAAGCAAAGTTTGAAGAGTACTACAGGCTCTGGCGAGGACAGTGGGATCCCGCAGATTCCCAGAGAGGATCAGAGCGTTCCAGAATTATTTCTCCTGCGTTACAACAGGCCGTAGAGTCTAACGTAGCGGAGCTAGAGGAGGCCACGTTTGGTAGAGGTAAGTGGTTTGATATCGCTGACGATACTAACGACAAAGACAGACAAGACATCCAGTACCTCCGAAAGAAGCTCACGGAAGACTTTGACAACACAAAGGTACGTAAGGCTGTAGCAGAGTGCCTGATTAACTCAGCAGTCTTTGGTACAGGCATAGGTGAAGTAGTTCTTGAGGAGATCAAGGAGATGGCTCCTGCTACTCAGCCTATCATGGGTGGAGACTTGACTGCAGTAGGTGTCAACATCACCGACAGAATCGTTGTTAAACTCAAGCCCGTGTTGCCTCAGAACTTCCTGATAGACCCCGTAGCAACGACTGTAGAAGACGCTATGGGCGTAGCTATCGACGAGTTTGTGTCTAAGCACCAAGTAGAACTGATGCAGGAACAGGGCGTGTACAGAGACGTATACGTTGAATCTGCAGCGCCTGACACAGACCTAGAGCCAGATCAAGACCTCACGATCTACAACGATGACAAGGTAAGGTTAACTAAGTACTACGGACTCGTGCCTCGTGAGTTGCTTGAGGCTGAAGACGTAGAAGTAGAAACTGAGTCTATGTACGTTGAGGCTATCGTGGTTATCGCTAACGGTGGTACACTCTTGAAGGCCGAAGCTAACCCGTACATGATGCAAGACCGTCCTGTAGTTGCGTTCCCTTGGGACGTAGTACCCGGAAGGTTCTGGGGTCGTGGTGTGTGTGAGAAGGGCTACAACTCTCAGAAGGCTCTTGACACTGAGCTACGCGCACGTATCGACGCCTTGTCACTAACTATTCATCCTATGCTCGCTATTGACGCAACTAGGTTGCCTCGTGGAGCTAAACCAGAAGTACGTCCGGGCAAGATGATTTTAACTAACGGAGATCCTCGTGAAGTACTTCAACCGTTCAACTTTGGGCAAGTGGGTCAGATCACTTTTGCACAAGCTCAGGCGCTTCAACAGATGGTACAGCAAAGTACAGGAGCCGTTGACTCTGCAGGTATTTCTGGTCAAGTTAACGGAGAAGCAACAGCAGCAGGTATAAGTATGTCTCTGGGCGCTATCATCAAGCGTCACAAGCGTACCCTCATTAACTTCCAGCAGTCGTTCTTGTTGCCGTTTGTAACTAAGGCTGCACACAGGTACATGCAGTTTGACCCTGAGAATTACCCTGTGGCTGACTACAAGTTCAACGCTACGTCAACTCTGGGCATCATCGCTAGGGAGTACGAGGTAACGCAACTTGTACAACTGTTGCAGACCATGAAGCAAGACTCTCCGATCTACCCTGTGTTGATACAAAGTATCATCGACAACATGAACCTGAGTAACCGTGATGAGTTGATTGCGTCTATGCAACAGGCATCTCAGCCAGATCCTCAGGCACAGCAGATGGCTCAGATGGCTCAACAAGCTCAACTTGAGTTCCAGAAGAGTCAGACTGCAGCGTTGCAGGGTCAGGCTGCTGAGTCTCAAGCTAGAGCAGCTAAGTACGCAATGGAAACACAGCTTGCTCCTGAAGAACTACAGATTGAGAAGATCGAAGCAATCACAAGAAATCTTAAGGAAGGAGACGCAGACGACAAAGAGTTTGAGAGGCGTCTCAAGATTGCTGAAGTAGCACTCAAAGAAAAGTCGATGAACAACCAAGCCAACAGAGGAGCAACTCCCGGTGCTAATGACACAAACAGAAATGAACCAGTTTCTCAGCCAAATCAACCAAGCGTTCCAAGACCAGTTCAACAAATTGGAGGCGCTGGAGGCCAAGGTCGCGGCCCTAGAGGGCCAAATGTCGGCCCTGCACCCCAAGGAGGACTCTAGTAATGCCAAAGGATCCACGGCTGGAAAGAGCAGGAGTAAGCGGGTACAACAAGCCAAAGAGGACGCCTAATCACCCAACAAAGTCTCATGTCGTTGTAGCCAAGGAGGGCGACAAAATAAAAACAATACGCTACGGACAGCAGGGGGTTAGCGGAGCGGGTAAAAACCCTAAGACCGCTAAAGAAAAAGCACGGCGTAAATCTTTCAAGGCTCGTCATGCTAAGAACATAGCTAAAGGCAAAATGTCTGCGGCTTACTGGGCTAATAAATCTAAATGGTAAGGAGACAATTATGCCAAAAGTAGGTGGAAAACATTACGCATATACCGCTAAAGGTAAGGCTGCAGCGGCTAAAGCTAAAGCAGCTATGAAGAAAAAGAAGGCTAAGAAACGTGGCTAAACAAGGGCTGTACGCCAATATCAACGCTAAACGCAAGCGTATCAAGGCTGGATCAGGAGAAAAGATGCGTAAACCGGGGTCAAAAGGCGCTCCTACAGCTAAAGCCTTTAAAAAGGCCAAGAAGACAGCTAAGAAATAATGGTAAAATTCACGTAAAATAATGCTTGACTTTTGGTCAAAAATGTGGTATAATATATAGTGTACTTAGGTACAACACTTAACAGAGACAACCCAAGGGGCCTCAAGATGGATCAGGAAACACAGCAGTACTACGACAACTACTTTAGTCTTTTTCTTACTGATGGCTGGAAACAGCTTATGCAGGACTTTGGTAACAATGCTCTGCAGATCAACAGTATAGAAGCAACTAAAGATGCTGACGATATGTTCTTTCGCAAGGGACAACTAAACGTATTAGCCCACTTGATTAACATGGAAACTATCGTTAAAACTAACTACGAGGAAGCGTCAAAGACTGAAGAAGAAGATGATTAAAGTATTTGACTTTCGTTGTACTAACGGACATACATTTGAAGAATTTGTAGAGTCAGGTACTACATCCAGTAGGTGCGGGTGTGGTGCTAACGCTACAAAGATTGTCTCAGCTACTCAGCATATCCTAGAAGGGTCATCAGGGGACTTCCCCGGAAGACACATGAAGTGGGTACGTGAACACGAGAAGGCTGGACAAAAGAGCAGGGAATCTCAACTATAGAGGCAACTCCCATTTAATCCTCCATAACCTAATAATAATAATAATAGGCGGGGTAAGTTTAGAATGTCACGAGCAACATTAATTGATGAGCGTAAGGAAGAAGATCAGGAACCAACAGACCAACTCGACACACAGGATACTGTAGAGACTCCTCAAGAGGAACAACCTCAACAGCCTGAAGTTCCAGAAAAGTACAAAGGTAAATCTGTCGAAGACCTCGTACAGATGCACCAAGAGCTTGAGAAGTTTTCAGGCAAACAGAGTACGGAAGTTGGAGAGTTACGTAAAGTTGTTGACGATTACATCCAGACACAACTCTCAGTCCAACAAGCACCTCAACAACAGCAATACCAAGACGATAACGATGACGATGTAGATTTCTTTGTCGATCCGAAGACCGCTGTTAGTCGAGCTATAGACAACCACCCTAAAATCAAAGAAGCACAGGCTTACACACAGCAGTACAAACAACAGGCTACTCTTGCACAACTGAAGTCCTCTCACCCTGAGATGGAACAGATACTGCAAGACCCTAAGTTTGCTGAGTGGATTAAGGGGTCAAAAGTCCGAACACAGTTGTTTGTTCAGGCAGACCAAGCGTACGATTACGATGCTGCTAACGAACTATTTAGTCTCTGGAAAGAACGGAACCAAGTAGTTCAACAGACTGCACAAGCAGAAAGAGAAGCACGTAAGAGTTCAGTAAAGACTGCATCAACAGGCAACGCTCGCGGAACAGCAGAGGGATCTCGTCGTAAAGTTTATCGTCGTGCTGACATTATTAAACTTATGAGAACTGACCCTGAGCGTTATCAGTCCATGGCGGACGAGCTACTTAAGGCTTACGCAGAGGGTCGGGTTCGATAGCCTAAAGGAGAATTACAATGGCTGGTGAAACCTCTGGTGCCTATTTTACAGCTAATGCTGTAGTAGACAAAACCGCTGCGGGTACTTTTATTCCAGAAATCTGGAGTGACGAAGTAATCGCTGCTTATCAAAAGAACCTGAAGATGGCTCCCCTTGTCAAGCGTCTCGCTATGACTGGCAAGAAGGGTGACGTTATTCACATTCCTAAGCCCATCCGTGGTGCTGCATCTGCTAAGGCAGAAGCTGTAGCAGTTACGATTCAGGCTAACCTTGAGTCAGAACTGACTGTCACTGTTGACCGTCACTTTGAGTACTCACGTTTGATTGAGGACATCGTAGAAGTACAGGCTCTGTCTTCTCTGCGACAGTTCTACACCGAAGACGCTGGCTACCAGCTTGCTCTGAAGGTAGACACTGACCTCATCAACGCTGCTACTGGTTTCGGTAACGGTACTCGTACTGCTGCTCCGACTGATGCTTCTAGCTGGGTTAACAGCAACGCTTACTACGTGAACGCCACTTCTGGCCTCGCTACGTTTGCTGCTGACACCGTTGCTACTGGCGACAACTTTACTGACCTCGCGCTCCGTGAAGCTATCAAGCTCATGGACGATGCTGACGTACCGATGGACTCTCGTGTACTGGTGATCCCACCTGCTGCTCGTAAGTCAATCATGGGTATCGACCGATACGTGTCTTCTGATTTCGTAGGTGGTCGTGGCGTTGAGTCAGGCCTCATCGGTAACCTCTACGGTGTAGATGTTTACGTTTCTAGCAACGCTCCTACTCTTGAGACTGCTGCTCAGAACTCAGGTGGTTCTATCGACGTACGTGGTTGCTTGTTCTTCCACAAGGACGCCCTTGTAATGGCAGAGCAAATGGCTGTACGTTCGCAGACTCAATACAAACAGGAGTATTTAAGCACTCTGTACACCGCAGATACCCTCTACGGTGTCGAAACGTACCGACCTGAAGCTGGCTTCATCATTGCTATTGCTGATGAGTAAGGCTTGACAATAACGTAACTCTATGTTATACTATAATGTAGACTAGCGTTTTAGGGGGAACGGGTGGCGGCCTTAGTACCCCAACTTCTACCGCCATAGGAGATAGTATGAAAAAGTGTAGCACTTGCGAAGAAACCAAACCATATACAGAATTTTTTAAGCAGCCTAGAAACAAAGACGGCTACTTTGGACAATGTAAGTTTTGTGTTAACGAAAAACGCAAAGAACGTAAAGACAGTATTAACGCAAAACAAAGAAAGTACTATCGCAAAAACAAACAGTACTACATAACCAAAGCCTACCTAAGAAACAAGCAGGTAGCAAGAGCCAAACCAGCGTGGCTTACAGAAGAACATGAATTTATGCTGGAAGAGATTTACGAACTACGCGACTTGCGTTCAAAGCTAACCGGAGTAGTTCATCACGTTGACCATATAGTTCCCCTCCGTGGACAAAACTGTTGTGGCTTACACGTTCCTTGGAATTTACAGGTAATCCCAGCAGTGGATAACCTGAGCAAATCAAACAGGATATAGCCTATGCCCTTGTACAGAGGAGACGGTGGTTCAGGAGATGCCTCCACAGATGCCTACGCATCTCAGGTAGCCCTAAACGCACAAACTGCTACTACAAAAGCAAACGAAGCAAGTAACAGTGCTACCGCTGCGGCGGCTAGTGCTACAGCGGCTGCTGCCAGTGAAGCTGGTGTGGCGGCTGACGCAACTGCTGCAACTACTGCTGCATCTAACGCTGCTACATCAGAAACCAATGCAGCCTCTAGTGCTACTGCTGCTGCCTCTAGTGCATCTGCAGCGTCTACCAGTGAAACCAACGCTGGGACTAGCGAGACTAATGCAAGCACAAGTGCAACCTCTGCTGCATCTAGCGCAACTACAGCAACAACACAGGCGTCTGCAGCGTCTACTAGCGCAACCAACGCAGCAACGTCTGCGTCTAATGCGTCATCTAGCGCAACCGCCGCTGCAACGAGTGCTTCTGCCGCTGGCTCTAGTGCTACCAACGCAGCGACAAGTGAAACTAACGCAGCTACTAGCGCAAGCAACGCAAGCACCTCAGAAACAAATGCTTCAGCCAGTGCAACTACGGCTACGACTAAGGCTACTGAGGCAGCAACTAGCGCAACCAATGCGGCGTCTAGTGCAACCAGTGCAGCATCCAGTGCTACCACAGCCACAACACAGGCTAGTGCAGCAAGCACCAGTGCTACCAATGCAGCAACAAGTGAGACTAACGCAGCCTCTAGTGCATCAGCAGCGTCTACATCAGCAACAAACGCAGCAACCAGTGCAACTAACGCGAGTACTGCACAGACTGCCGCTGAGACTGCACAGACGGCTGCTGAAGCTGCACAAACGGCAGCAGAGGCTGCACAAGAGGCTATCGACGGCTTTTTCTTAGGAGCGCAAGCAAGCAATCCTACGGTGGATCTGAACGGTAACGCTGTTACTGCTGGTGATTGGTACTTTAACACAGGTGACAACACAACACGTATCTACGATGGATCTGCGTGGAACACGATTAACCCTGATCTTATCGGTGACACTACGCCGCAGCTAGGCGGCACACTAGATGCCAATGGCAACACTATTGACATGGGCACTAACGTCATCACTGATGCTAAGGTTGGTCAGTGGGACACTGCATACGGCTGGGGTGACCACGGTGCTGCTGGGTATCTCACAGGCAACCAAACGATCACACTGTCCGGTGCAGTCACTGGCTCAGGCACAACATCTATTACAACAACACTGTCAACTATTGACGGTGGGACGTACTAATGAAGACTTGTACAAGGTGTAAAAAAAGCAAAGAATTAATATACTTTGTTAAAGATAAAAGAAAACTAACAGGAGTTGGTGCTATTTGTTTAAACTGTGAAAAACAAAGATCACAACAGCGCAGAGACAACAATAAAGAATTAGATGCTTTTTATAAACGTCAATGGAAAAAGAACAATAAAGAAAAAGTTAGTGCACAGTATGCTAAGTATCGTGCATCTAAATTAAATGCCTCTGTTTCTTGGGCTGACCAAAAGTACATTGAAGACTTGTATAAAAACTGTAGAGAAGCTGAAGACATTTTTAACAACGCCGGATTAAACATAAAATTTCATGTAGATCACATTGTTCCTTTACAGAACGATAAGGTGTGCGGTTTACACGTAGAACATAACTTACAAATTTTAACATCAGACGAAAACGCTCGTAAGAGCAACAGATACGAGGTAATTTAAATGGCAACTACTATAAAGCTAAAAAGTGGCTCAGGCGCTCCCCTAGCAGGTGATCTAGTAGCTGCTGAACCAGCATTTGACTTAACTAATAAGCGCCTCTACACAGAAGACTCAGGTGGTACTGTAATTGAGGTTGGTACTAACCCTAGCACCATTGACATCAACGCAGGAACTATTGACGGCACCGTTATTGGCGGGTCATCTGCCGCCGCAGGAACCTTTACCACGTTCACCTCCACAGGCATCGACGATAACGCCACAAGCACTGCGATTACGATTGATGCGTCAGAGAATGTTGGTATTGGTACTGCGAGTCCTACAGATAATTTACACGTTTTAAAGAGTGGCGATTCAACATTGAGAGTTGAATCAAGTGGAACAACCACTCAATCATCTGTTTGGACAGAAAATGATGCAGGTCGAATTAATGGGGTGTTTGTATACGGCTCGTTACGCTCATCCTATGGGGCTATAAACTCAGGAGAAGGCGCTTTTTATTCAAACGGGCCAGTCAATATTATGTCTGACAACCCGTCAGGCAATATAAAATTTTCTACGGGCGGCTCTGGCGGCTCAGAACGTATGCGTATCGACTCCAGCGGCAACGTTGGTATTGGCACTGCGAGTCCTTCTTTT